GTTGAAGCCGGGTTCCTTCTGCTCGCCGCCGTCCTCCTTTTCCTCGGGGCCGCCCGGCTCCGGGAGGTCGAAGCCGAAGGCGCTCAGGTCGGCGGCGATGTCGGCCAGTTCGAGGGGCAGGAGCTCCGCGTCCCATTCGGCGAACTCAGCCGTCTTGTTATCCACCAGCCGGAACGCCTTGATCTGCTCCGGGGTGAGCTCGTCGGCGACGACGCAGGGCACCGTTTTCAGCTTCAGCCGCTTCGCCGCCTTGTAGCGGGTATGCCCGGCGATGATCTCATGCTCGGCGGTGATCACCAGCGGCACGAGGAAGCCGTATTGCTTGATGCTTTCGGCGACGGGGCCGATTGCGGCGTCGTTCTTGCGGGGGTTGCGCTCGTAGGGGCGAAGCTCCGCGAGCTTCAGGTGTTGGATGTTCATGGGTTGCCTCCTGTATATTTTTTTGATGATATGAGCAGCCGGGACGCCCGGCTGTTTTTACGCCCAGGGCAGCGCCACAATACGAACCTCAAAGTCATATACCCGGCCCAGGGCCAGGGCTGCGTCGTGGCCCTCCGGGGTGTAGATGTCCAGCCGCCCCACTTGGTTCAGGCCGGGGCCGCCGCGATCCGCTATGCGATAAACCATGCCATCCACTTCCACCAAGGCATTAAAGGGCAGCCAATTCGCCCCGGCGATAGGCAGATCGCCGGGGCCAAGGTCGGCCAGCACCGTGCCGTCAGCCGTAATGCCCGCGCAGTCCGGGCCGTTGCATATTTCGCAGTCGCAGTAAAAAGTGAGCTCACCGGGGAGCACGTCACCCTCGGAGATGCCGTTCCAGCTGTGCACCGTCGTGGGGACGGGCGCGGCGGTGGTGGCCGGGGATTCATCCGTCGCGGGCGCGGCGGTCGTGCCCCATTGCGCGGGGTCGGTGGCCGGGTTGGTTTGCCCCGGCGTCCAGGTCGGGAGCGGCGCGTCGCCGCCGCAGGGGAGCCACTGGCAGCCCGCCGCCAACAGCAGCAGCGCGGCCAAGGCGATTGCAAATAACTTTTTCATCATGCGTTCCTCCGTGCGCTCAAAAGCGCCTCCATCACGTCGTCTTGCGGGCTTCTGCCCTCGAATGCGGCGGCGCAGTTTTCCCGCACCACCTGGTAGATTTGGCTCCACTGGCTGTTGGCCTGCTTCATGAACGACTGGCTGATCGCCACGAAGGGCGATTGGATCGGCGCACCCGTGGTGGGGTGCTTCGCCAGGAAGCCGAACTCCGAAATTGCCTCCTCGCATTGAATTGAAGTTGTCAAGATCAGTTGACACATTTTTCTCGAGCCGGATGGGACATGCAGGGGTATCCTGTTTTTCGTAGTAGTAGTCTTGCGGTTGGATTGTGGGAAACGCCGCAGCGTTTTCCATAATTCAACCGTCAGGCGGCTAGAGGCTGTTGCGTCGCATAGAAGCGTCGGCGTTTTTCGGCGGGGGGCAGGCCGCCGATGGCCGAGCAGATGCGCCGATTGTTCCAGTAGCCGAAGAAGTAGCGCCAGACCAGGGCCTTGACGGCGGCCATGGGCATCTTGGCGGTGTCGATCTTGCCATAGATGAGCTCCTCCTTGAAGCGGGCCCACATGCTTTCGCACTTGGCGTTGTCGTGGCACCTGCCGCCCGCGCTGTTCATGCTCTGCACGACCCCGAAGCCCTTGACACACTCTCGAAACTCGCCGCTGGTGTACTGGCTGCCCCGGTCGCTGTGCAGGATCACGCCCTTCGCGTGGTAGAGCCCCATGGCCTGCCGCAGCGTGCGCACGCACAGCTGGGCGCGCATATTGTCGTCCATGCAAAGCCCCACGGTTTCATTGTTGAAGCACTCAAAAATGCCCGACAGATAAAGCTTTCCGTCCGCTGTGGGCAGCTGCGTGATGTCCGTGACCCACTTCTTGTCCGGGGCCGAAGCGCTGAAGTCGCGTTTCAACAGGTCGTCGCTGGCCTGGGCCTCCTTGTCCGCCTTCGTCAGGCTTTGTGGGTTGCGCTTTTTCTTGTGTATCAAGCCGTTTTCCCGCATCACGCGCCGCACGGTCGGCTCGCTTGGCACCTTCTCGTGCCTCAATACCAGCGCCTGGTGCATTCTGATTGAGCCATAATTCGCGTTTTCGGGGTCTTCCTCCAGAATTTCCATGATCCACGCCAAAAGAAGCGCGTGTTTGTATGGCTTGTTGCGGTTTTTCAACCACTTGTAGTAGCCCTGGCGGCTCACTCCAAGCATCCGGCACGCAAACGCTACCGTGTAGCGCCCCTGTTGCTCATCGACATACGCGAAGCGCTGCTCTGCCTCTACTTCTTCCGGCTTGCGGCGAAAAAACGGCTCGCTTCGTCCAAAAACTCGTTCTTCTTTCGCAGCCGGGCATTGTCCTTTTCCAATTCCTTAACCTTCTCCCGGCAGGCCCTCAGTTCCGCCGCCAGGCTCAGCCCGCTTTCCGGCGTCTGGCTGCCTGGCCCCAGGTCGATTTCTCCGCGCCGTGCTTCGCCAGTCCAGTGGCTCAGCGTGCTTGTCGGCACTCCCAGCTCAAGCGACGCGCGCCCATTCCCGATTTCTTGTGCTAGCTTCACCGCCTGCACCTTGAACTCTGCCGTGTACGTTTTAGTCTTTCTCTCTGCCATGGTCGTTGGCCTCCTCGTTTTCTGTAGCTTCTATTTTCCATGGCCGAGGACAATGTGTCAACTAAAAGTATAACAGATCAAATCCAGCGGGCGGCGGTCTGCGCGTAGGTTTCCAGCACCTGCGGCGGGATTAGGTGGTCGCAGCTGCGCTCGTGGAGCCATTGCCACGTGCTTTCGTAAATCTCCACGGCCTTCGTGGAGCCGCCGCCGTGCTGCCGGGCCGCCAGGAACTCCCTGGGCGGCGGCATTTCCTCGCCGCGCAAATCAGCGGCGGCAGGGAGTGCGACCACCTCCAGGGGTCGCTTGCCGGGGTTGCCCTCCAGCACCTTGTCTGCCAGCGGCTTTTTCGGCCTGCCTCCGCTGCCCGGCTGTGGCCCTCGTGTGCCCATAATCGTGTCCTCCTCAAAACTTTTTGTTTGCTTTCTCGCCCAAAAAATACTTTTCAGGGCGTTTTTGCGCTCATTTTGGCCCTTTTTTTGCATAAGTTTAGGGGCTTTTAGAGGCCTCAAACCCTTGTGTATCAGGAAAAATAACTTTTTCCCCATATACCCCCAAAACTTACGCGACTTCGCGCGCGCTATCCCGGCCCGTTGGGCGGGAGGGCAGCACATAGAGAACGCGAGCCCCCTGCGCCTGATCTGTCCCCCTAAAAATGGACACATGAAAAAAGCCCGAGCGCAAAATACTGGACATGGACGATAGCGAGGAATCAAAATACTGGACACTTGAATTGCCTAACCCCGCGCCCGGTTGTTCGCCGCCAAGGTAATCCCGGAGTGGCAGGACTTGCATAATGACATGAGATTTCCCATGCGATGGTCGCCTCCCTGGGAAAGCGGCAGGATATGATGCACCTCCTGCGCCGGGGTCAACCGCCCGGCCCGCTGGCATTCCTCGCACAGCGGATGCGCCGCGATGTATGCCGCCCGGATGCGCCGCCACGCACGGCCATAGCGCCGGTCGGTATCGGGGTCGCGATGGTAGCGGGTATATGCGCGGGCGTCCTGTTGGGCGTGTGTCGGGCAAAAACGGCCCTCCACCAGGGCCGGGCACCCGGGGTGGGCACAGGGGTGGTTGGGTTTGTAGGGCATGGGCACCTCCAAAAGGAGAGGCCCCCGGCGAACCGGGAGCCTCTCTGAAATTTTCACTAATGCCATTATAGCACATCTCATTCGGCATTTTCGGCAAGTTTTCCGTTCTTGCCGAGAAAGGCGTTGTGCTTGCGCCGGGGATAGGATTCGTCACTTTCTCCGATGGTAAACGCGATCCGCTGCCACGATAATCCGTTGATATACCGTAGGGAGAGGATTTGCCGGATTTGGCTGTCCTCAATGCTGTTGATGTAGCGGGTCAGCCGTTTCAACTCATAGAAGCACTTCTTGAGATTCAGGTCTATCAAGTCGCGCAGGTCGGCGATCTCGGCGGTATAGGCGGCCAGCTTATCCGACACACCGCGCCCGTGGGGCATCCCGGTGATCCGGCTGGTGCAGCTAGTCGCCAGGGTTTCCAGCTCGGCAAGCCGCCGCTGCTGTTCCTCAATCTCCCGGCCCAGCCAATACAGCTGGGACAGTTCCTTTTTCGTCATGGGCCACCTCCAAAGAATCAAGGATTTTCTTTACCTCCCCGACGCTTCGCACTATGCAGGCTTCGCCCTTTGCGGCTTTGATCTTCGCGATAGTGATCTCCTGTAGCTTTGACGGCCTGCCGGACGGGGCTTTGACCTCGAAGGCGACGAAGCGCCCGCGATAGCAGCAGATGATGTCCGGCAGCCCGGCTGTGCCATATTGCCCGCCGTGCTCTTTCCAAAAAAAGCAATGCGGCACAGTCTTTAGGTAGCGCGTGATGGCGGCGGTAATATCTTTTTCGAGCATGATAGCCCTCCGTCTGTTCATTGTTCTGGTGTCTGTTACAACGTCTGTTCACACGTCAATCCCTTGCGCATAGCGGCTTTGCGGCTCTCGCTGAACAGAGAACGTGAACGACGCGCCCACACTCTCCCTTACGCGCGTATGCGTGTGTATAAATACGCGCCCGCTATTTGATCTCTATTTGATAGATAGATATATAGCTCTGTTCAGTTGTTCATAATAGAGAGAAAATGAAGATATATAAGGGATTTGACGATGAACGGACTTCGGAACAGGCCGTGGAACAGGAACAAGGTCACTCGCGGCGGCGATAGATGCGCTGACGGCCATAGATACGCTGTGCCTGGAGCTCCGCCGTGCGCTGCCAGCCAAGCCGCTCCATCATAGCGCAAATGGCGTGTGAATCCTTGGGGCACAGGGCCTCGCGGCGGTTGTTGAGGCATTCGCACCAGATTTCCATGTTGGACACGGTTTCACGGGTCAATGTGCCCTGCGCCGGGGCCAGGGCATTGCCGGGGTTAAGAAATTCGCGTCGAGCAACAGAATCCATATCGGCCCAATTCTCCGGCAGCGGCGTTTCGAGGAAATCGCGCACCATGCCCTCGCGGTCGTCGGCCTCCATCGCGGCCCGCTGCTGCGCCTGGGCCTCGCGGTTGAGCTCGTTGCTGAGATACAGCGTCTCGCCCGCATCGCAGAAAAGCAGTACTTCGGCCCAAATCTGCCGCACATCGTCTTGGGAGAGCGCCCACGAGGGCTTTGCGCCCACGCTCGGCGTTTTCACCGGCCAGAAGCGGCGGTTGCCGGTCACATCGCGCAAGAAGCCGTGCTCGCTGTTCGTGCTGCCAAAAAACACGCATTGCCGGGGATGCGACGTCACCGCGCGGGCATAGGCGGCCCGGTATTTGTCGTCCTGCCGGGAAATGAACGCCTTGAGCTTTTCGGTGTCGGCCTTGCGCATTCCGGCCAGTTCACCGAACTCCAGAAGCCAATGCCCCAGCAGCTTTTCGGCGGCGGTCTTGTCCGTCGTGTCGGTGATGCTGATATTGTCGCTGAACCACGCGCCGCCGAGCCGCGCGATCAAGGTGCTTTTGCCGATCCCCTGCGGGCCGTTGAGCACCAGCATAGAATCAAACTTTGTGCCGGGCCGCATCACGCGCATAACGGCGGCACAGAGCACCTTGCGCGTGACTGCCCGGACGTAAGCGCTGTCCTCCGCGCCCAGGGTGTCAACAAGCAGCGTCTCCACGCGAGGCAGACCGTCCCAGGGCGGCAGCACGTCCAAGAACTCCCGCACCGGGTGATAGGAGCGGTCGTCCACGACCTTTGTCACGGCGGTCTTGAGCTTCGCTTGGCTAAAGCCGAAGTAGTTCTCCTCCAGGTAGCTCTCCAGCTGCGCGTCGTCGGCGTCGCGCCAGAAATTGTAGTTGGGCCGCTTCCACGGAGCCGGGCCGCAGAACTCCATCGCGTCGGCCAGCATGTTATACGTGATCCCTTGCAACGTCGGGTCGTTCTCCAGCACCAGCCGGATATTGAAGATCGTGTTCGCGATCATGCCCTTGTCGTTGCGCTGCAAAGCCGACTGCCAATCCTCCCCGGCAGGGCGGCGAATCTCGCGGCTTTCGCCATGCCGTTTTTGGGCCTTGCGGTACTCCGTCACGAGGGGCTTCATCACTACCGCCTTGAGCCGGAAATGCTCCCGCAGATCGTAATTGATGAACGTCTCCGCGAGGGTGGGCTCCACGTTATACAGGCAGTCAACGACAAACTGCTTTGCTGCCGTCATATCCTCCATCGCCGTGCCCGCCACGGGGCATTCATGCAATGCCGCCCGGAGCTCCTCGACCGTCAGTGCTTTGTAACAAAGCGCGGCGGGGGCCTTGCAGCCGCATTCCCCGGATTCCAGCAGCGGGCACTTGAACCCGGCCTCGGCGATCTTCGCGCAGGTCATGGGCTTGGTGCCGCTGCTGAGGAAGTGGGCGATTTTGCCCTCGGTTTCGGCCCGGCTGTAGCCGGGATAGCCCCGCGACAACGCGTGTATCGCCCGGTCGCCGCCCTCGAAAACGGCAAGGTTCGTGATCATCGCGTACCAGTCGTGCTCGCCGAGGGTAATGGCGCTGTCCTTGCAATGCTGTAAAAACAGGCAGCGCTTTCCGACCAGCGACAGCCCCTTGCGGGTGCCCTTGGGCGCGGCGGCGGCGGGGGCCGGGGCGTCGGCCACTGAGGGCAGGGCCGCCAGCAGTTGCTCTTGGGCATAGCGAAGCTCAGGGTTGAACTTGACGCACTCCACCGGCACGGGCTCAAATTTGCAGTGATTAAAGCCCGGCAGCCGGAGCACCCGGCTTTCATTGACGCAGGCGGGGTCGCCGTCGAAATGAGCGATCAGGGTCTTTTGCACCCTGCGGAACTGCTCCAGCTTTGCATCACGCATGAGCCAATAACAGTGCAGGCTTTTTTGTGTGCGCACGATCAACGACGGCGGCAGAGGGAAGGCGGCGATGGCCGCCTCCTGCTCCTCAAAGGTCTTGTCGTCGCATTCCACGAACTGCGCGTTGACGCGGGTTATATCCACGTCCTCGTGCCCGCCGTAGTTCACGACAAAATACACGCCGCGATCCTTGGCGTTGTGGCGGCGTAGCTTATCCACCATGGAGCCGATCTTCCCTGCCACGCATTCCAGCTTCGCGCCCGCGAAGGTGCCGCGCTTTTTATCGTCAAAGACGCGCAGGCACACCGTTTCGCCGGGATCGAAGAACGGGCGCAGGAATTCCTCCAGGGGGATATTCAGGGCTTGTAACATTTCAGCGCTTCCTCCATCGGTTTGTTTTTGGGGGCCTCGCCGGGTTTGTCAAAAAAGTGAATCGCCGTGCAGCGACCGCCCTGCCCCTGAACCTGCGCTGGTTTTGCGTTGGGCTTGGCTGGCGCACGGTAGACGCGGGGCTTCCTGTTGCGGCGCTCCTCGCGCTCTATGTTATCAAGGGCCGCGCCCGCCGTTGGGTCATAATAATGCTCGCCGTTGTAGTAATTTCTCCTAGACATCGTTGTTGTCCTCCAAATCTTTTAGTTCGCCGAAGCGCGGCCCCACAGCGGCCTCGGCAATGACCGGCACGTCGAACGCCGGGAAGGGCCGGGTCTCCATGCACTGCCGGATGAAGCCAACGGCCTCGTCAACCCGCGCGGCGGGCACTTCAAACGTGAGTTCATCATGAATCTGTAAAAGCGGTTTGAGCCAGGGCCTTTCAGGCAGCCCGGCCAAGATATGCCCAATTGCCAGCTTGAGCATATCCGCAGCCGTGCCCTGGATCGGGGTATTGAGGGCGCAGCGCTGCGCGAAGGATTTCTTGCCCCAATCCCTTGACGTGATGCCGGGCAGATAGCGGCGGCGGCCCAGCCAGGTTTCCACGTAATGCACACGCTCGACCTGATATTTCACCCTGTCCTGCCAGTCGGCCAGCGCGGGATAGCCCGCTTTCAAGTTGGCGATGATCCGCTCGCACTGCTCCAAGGTCAGGTTCATTCCCGCTTTGAGTTTCAACGTGCGCTGGAGCCCGCGCGGGAAAAGCCCATAGAACGTGCCGAAGTTCACGTTCTTGGCGATGGTGCGGCGCTCCTTGCCGTGCGGCCCCCGCCCGAAAATCACCGTCGCCGTGGCATCGTGAATATCGCCGCCCGTGCGGTAGGTTTCCAGCATCCGCTCGTCGCGGCAGTAGAACGCGCCCACCCGGAGCTCAATCTGCGAAAAGTCCAGCGACAGCAGTACGTTTCCCGGCGCAGCCATAAAGAAGTTGCGCACCCCCACGTCATCGGCGCTGGCCCTGGGCATATTTTGAAGGTTCGGGTTCCGGGCGGCAAAGCGGCCCGTTTCGGTCGCCAGGGGCAGCAGGTCGGCGTGGATGCGCCCGGTCTCCGGGTTGACGTAACGCGCGTAACCGTCAATGTAGGTTGAGCGGATTTTCCCCCAGCGCCTGTACTCCTGTACCAGCCGGAACAGCGGCACAAGGTCGGGCCGGTGCTCCGCGCAATACTCGGCCAGCAGCACCAGGGCCTCGTCGTCCACGGCTTCTTGGTATTTTGCCGTGGTCTTTGGCACGGGCAGGCCCAAATCCTTGTACAGGTACTTTTTGAACGCGCTGGTGCTGGCGTTGGCCCCGATATTCACGTCGCCGATCATGAAAGCGATCTCCCCGCGCAGGTGCTCCAACTCCCGCCCGCACTGCACGGCCTTTTCCTCCATGAGCGCCGCGTCCACCAGCAGGCCGTTGTATTTCATGATCCCGCAATAAACGGCGGTGGGCGATTCGACGCGCTCCACGATCCAACGGTGCCGGGGAAGGTAGCGGTCGAACCAGGCGTTGAAGCGGTGATAGAGCCGCAGGGTGTAATCCGCGTCGGCGCAGGCGTAATTCAGCGTGGCGGGGTCGCCGATGTCGAGCTCGTCGAAGAACCGCCCGAAAGTCACCTCCTCGAAGCTGGGAAGCTCCACGCCAAAAAGCTGCTTCACCAGGCCCTTCAAGCCGCTGTCGGCCAGGCCCCGGAACTGCGTGTTATTCTTGAGCGTCATTTGCGCGGCGGCAATCGTGTCATACACCGGCTCCCGGAGCACAATGCCGCGATGATAAAGGTACTGGCTCTCGAAAATGAGATTGTGGGCGATCTTGGTGACGGCAGGGTTTGTAAACAATTCCGACGCCAGCCACTGCCAAAGCTCCACCAGCCCACCGGCATTCACGCCCACGCGGTGTGTCAGGGGCACATAAACCGCGCTGTCCTCGGCCTTGCTAAACGAGATGCCAACGATGTGGGCCTTGTGCGGGTCGAGGGCCGCGCGGGGATCATGCCGCCAGCCCTCGTCCGGGGCGGTTTCAAAATCGAAGGCGACGGCCTCAGCCCCGGCGAGATATTTGCGCAGCGCGTCAATGCTTGTAATGACGTTGTACATACATTTCTCCTCGTCCGGGCAGGCGGGGGCCGCCCGCCCGGACTTGTTTAATGGGTTAATTCAGGGGCTCAATGAGCTCGCCGGTATCAGGGTCGATGTTGGGGGCCTCCTCCAGGGCGTCCTCCTCGAAGCCCACGCGCCGGGCGTAGGACTTCACCTGCTCGGAGAGCTTTTCGATCAGCGTGTGCTCCTCCGGCGACAGCGGGCGGTCAACCGCGAACTGCGCCTGGGAGTACACCACGCCGCCGCTGTTGGTGGCCTTGCGCAGCGTGAAGCGCGTGACGACGGCGTTGCTCTTGCGGCCCTTCGACAGCAGCCGCTTGATGTAGCGGGTGAACTCCTGCAAGGAGCCGGTGGGCAACGAAAGCAGCAGTGGGAAGATTTCGCCCTCGCGCAGCACATAGATGCGGCGGCGGTTCTTGCAGGCTTTCGCGCCGTTTTCGCCGCTGCCGAACTGGTTCAGCGGGCACTTGCGGCACGGGCCGCCCGGTTCGCCCTCGCCCGTCAGGCCGTCGAAGCTGGCGCAGTCAGGCGGCTGGTTGCCCCCGGTGTACTTCGCCTTGTAGAAGGCGTGGAGGGGGTGGTGATGCAGGATCACCGCCGAGAACTCCTTGACAGCCTCCGGGTCGCCGTCCTCCTCGCCGGGCACCTCG